TGAAGATATCCTGGTAGGACACTGCTCTAGTACACAACCAAACTTTCCAGTATTGTTGGAAACTGGATATAAAAAGGCAAAACTCAGAGCACATTCAGACTTCTATTGGAATAGAGCCTGTAACGAATGGGCACTGAGTTTCTGGGATCAGTTCGATATCATGGCAGAAAGCAAGGGAAAGAACCTTGCTAGTTTTGCATTATACGAACAAAGTAAGAATTAAGCCTTAGGCTTACGTCCACTTCTTTTTCCGCCTGCTGGCTTCTTTGGAGCGGCAGGCTTTTTAACGGCTGGTTTTTTAGCAGGTGCAGCCTTAACTGACTCTGGCGCAACTCCAACTGCTGTAGGGAACGGCCAAACGGTGCTAGGTGCCTCAACTGGTGCTGTGTTAGCAACAGGTGCAGGACGTTGTGCAATAGCGATATCCGATGTATCCTCGAATGATTTTACTTCTACTTTGTATGGCGCTTCCGCTACAACTTCTTTAACTGGCTCTGCTGGTTTGCCTGTAAAGAATTCTTTAATTTTGTTGAACATGATGTTCCTCCTTGTGATTTATTTATTGACGTTTATATACGGCCTATTGTTTTTAGGCTACTAGCAGGCATGTCCCAGATTTGTTTCTTTTCAATACCCTTGTTCTGCGCAAATCTTTTAGCATCACAATTACCACAGCAATGGAATACATTATTAGTTAATCTCTTAGGATCCATACTGCCGCGTGGTCTAGTAAATCCTCCACCGCAATTATCGCATCGGAACACTGCTATACTACGCTCTCTAACGTAGCAGTGTTCTACTCCAAGTTTACTAACTCGTGTATGGTTTGTAATTTCTTTGTCTATTCGAATAAGCATACACGTATTTACATTAAGATTATAAAATCTTACGCTAAATATTAGGACACAAGTCATATGGAGCATATTAATGTCAAGAAAACTCATAGACATCGGCGTAGAAGGTAATGATGGCACAGGCGATAGTATCCGCGAATCGTTTAGAAAAACCAACGAAAATTTTCAAGAACTATATTCGGTATTTGGATTAGGTGGACAAATTGCGTTCACTGACCTAGCAGATACTCCTAGTTCGTTAATAGGTGAATCGGGCAAGATCCCAGTAGTTAACCCCGGTGGTAGTGCATTAGTCTTTAAAGAAATTGCCGCTGGTCCTGGTATAACAATTGCCCAGCCCACAAGTGGCGCTAACATTGGCGACATTGTTATTAGTTCATTGAGTTCTAGAGTTCAGGACGATCCACTACCGAGTCTACAGTTTAGTTTAGATGCCGCTGGATCGATGATTGGTAATTTATATGCACCGACTAACGACAGCGATTTTGCCATCGGTGTAGGACAATTTAATGCCGCTCATTACCCTCCAGAAGAATATCCCGACGGCGGACCAACTGCTGATACATTTGCAGTAAACAAAGGCTATGTTGATAACAAGTTTGTCAACGTAACCGGCGATACAATGCAGGGATACTTAAATGTGCCTGCCGGCGCCAGTGGTATTCAAGTACCACGTACCAGCGAAGTTATCACCCGTGCAGGTAGTACAGCAAATCGTACAATGCTGGACAAGTTATTTTTAAGCGATCACCCCGGAGAATTATCAGGGCGCGGAACGCCAACTGGCAGCGACGACCTTCAGGCAGCAACCAAATACTATGTAGATGCTAGTACATATGCTAGTAACATCAACTTATATGTTTCTACCTCCGGTACCGACGATCAATCAAACACTCCCCTAGGCAAAGAAGGACGCTCATGGGCATATGCTTATCGCAGCCTTAACCGTGCTGCCCAAAAAGCAGAAGAATTAATGGATCAAGCACCAATTGAAACTGGCCCTTATCGTCAGTTGATTGCGTTTGGTCAAGGTAAAGGATTTTCAGAAGTCAGCAGAATTGAAGAAGGTGCTGAAGGCACAACTCGAGTTTACTTTACAAACAACGACGGCGGCCGTGTTGATCAAGGCCTACTGCCTAGACCAGATATTGTTGCTGGTAAATTAGTAGTAGGTCGCACAAGTCGTGCAAGGGGTATCATTTATCTGTACTACGGATCAGATGCTGGTAGCCCTATCGGTGAAGATTATATCGATTTACAAGATGTAGAAGGCACATTTGTCGAAGGTGAGAATTTAGAATTCGACCAACCTGTTAAGTCTTTGAACTTGACAATTTATTTAGAATCTGGCACGTACGAAGAAGACTTCCCAATTCGTATACCACAAAACGTATCTATCGTAGGTGACGAATTCCGTCGTGTAATTATTCGACCAGCAGACAGGCCAAGCGAAAGCCCATGGGCCGACATTTGGTTCCGTAGAGATTTAAACTTCGACGGCATGGTTATTACTACCACAGAGTATGGGTATCATTATCTAACAGATGCCAGTGATAGAGCAAGTATTCGCAAGAACAATAGAGAATTAGATGTATTCCTTTGCGGCGATGCTACAATCATTCGTCAGGTTAGTTGTCAAGGCCACGGCGGCTTTATGATGGTGCTGGATCCCGAAGCACAGGTATTGTCCAAGAGTCCGTACTTTCAACAAGGTTCAAGTTTTTCAGGATCATTAAACAAACAACGTTTTGCTGGCGGTCAATACGTAGACGGGTTTACCGGCAACTTGCCGTTTAACGTAGTAAGTCAACCCAGTGACACAGAACTATTAGTGTCTGGTTCAGAACGTGCGCCAGCAACTCCGTGTTCATTTGTTGTACAAGGCCGTACATTCAAAGTTGATACTTTCACTAATGACGGCACTGGCTTTTCTGGTACAAGACAACTTATTCTTAAGAATAAAGAATTTATCAAAGCAGAAGTCATTGGATATATTGATACAGTATTGCGACCCAACTTTGTGTTTGACAAGACAAAATGCGCTCGCGACCTCGGATATATCATTGATGCACTCGGTGAAGACTTTTTGTTTGGTTCGAATTATAAGAGTGTGTATGCGGCACGTTCGTACTATGGTAAAATGCCATACGATAATTTGGATATTTCTAATGACACAAGTCTTGAATTTCAACGTAATGCAACTATAGAAGCATTGACCTTTTTAAGAACAAAAATCGATGAAGTATTAGTAACCAACACATTAGCACGATCAAGAGCAAATGCAAACTTGACTGAGATTATCGATGTTGTTACTAATGGTTTATCGGCCGCGGCCACATATGTAATTCCTAATACCTCTGGAACAAGTACTGATTTAAATAATGCACGAACAATATTAGAAGCAAACTTTGAATTCTTAAAAGCAGAATATATTGCTAAGATTACCGCAGTGTATCCGTCATTTGTATTTGATGAGGTAGAATACGGGCTAGAATTAGAGCAGAATCTATGGGCAAGTATTTACGATTCTATCTACGGTGGTAATACCGCAAGTGTGTCTTCCGGTCTGAGGTATTTCAATCCTGACGACGATACTACGTTGATCAGCGGACAGACTGCTCAAATTGTGGGAGGATTAAACCACATTATTGGCTTGTTACCAAATGTTATCACTGGGGTTCCAATACTAGTGGCCAACTTAGCGCAAACAGATGTAGATCAAGTCACCGGCGGTGGCGCAGGAACCTCAACTGAATCATCATTGATAGTCAGCAAGTTAAACATTATTAAAAACATTATATTTGGCGGAGTAGTGGCAACACCAGCGATAGTCAATATTTCTGTTTCCACAGTGGCCAACACATTAGTAGAGACTCAAACAAGATTACAATCTTTTAAATCACTATTGCAAAGCGATGTACTAAGATATTTAAATCTAAGGTTTACTTATAACGTAGATAATTATAAGAAAGAAACAGGCTATATCGTCGAGGCAATTGCGCACGATGTATTCTATAACGGTAATTTAGAAACTGTACAAACTGGACTTTCATATTTTAAAAGCACAGCAAGTGCGCAAGATATAATTGAAACACAGTTGGAAACAATAGTTGCAACGGTGGAATATATTAACACCTTGATGCTGGCAATTATCGACAATCAACCTGTGGCTACACGTTATCAAACTGCTGTTCCACAAGTTACAGATTCGTTTAACACAACAGGCGCACTGGGAACAGCCAAAGTTAATGCGCTGTTTGATGAACTGATTGAAATCCTAGATAATCCACTAAATGCAGTTGATGCTCGTTCATTATTAGTTTCTAACAAAAAATTTATCGAAGCAGAAGTTATTAGTTTTATTAGCGTAACTTATAAAACAACGGTTACTGCAACATCAGCATCAACAGATCAATTAACCTGTGATAGTACAGCCAACCTTCGTGCTGGAATGCCAATAGAGTTTGGTGTAAGTTCCAGTATTGGGGCATTACAAGGCACTAAAAATTTAAGTGGTGATGCAATCTCTACTGCTGGAGTTTACACAAACGTACCATTAACTGCTACCAGCGGTGTTGGACAGGGTGCGGTTGCAACTATCAGTAAAACAGGCACCGGCACAACTTATACTAATACCAACACTATTATTACTATTACTACAAACGGTACTGGTTTTAAAGTCAATGATAGTATAAAAATATTTGGTAGTTTGCTAGGTGGCGCTGACGGAGTCAACGACTTGTTATTCCGTGCTGCCCCGAGTACTGTGGTATTACTTGGCGGTCTATCCAGCGGCGTAAAATATTATGTTAAGGAAGTATTAAATCCAACTTCTTTCACAATTTCTAGATTGCCTAATGGCGATGTAGTGCCTTTGATTGACGGCTCTGGATCAGTTCCCGGACAATTGAGTTACGACTTTGCCAAGTGTGCCAGAGATACTGGATTCATTGTGGCCAACGTTAGTGCAGACTTGTTATATGGCGGGACATACAATGCTGTTCGATCAGCACAAAGTTATCAAACTGCTCGTGCAGGATTAGTGGTAGGCGAACAACTAACAGAAACTTTGGCAGCATTAGAAATAGCCAAGGCAACTGCCATTAATGTTTTGAATCAAACTACACCAGCAACTAGTTATCAAACTTTAAATGGTATAGCAACTCCAGTTACACAAGTGCTTGACAACACGTTAGACGGCTCAGCATCTGTTACTAGACTAACTGCATTGATGGACATTGTTACATCAGTGATTCAAAATCCTAATTTTAATATAACAACTATTATTCCTTCTGGTAAGTCGATCGTTTACCCAGTTTATCGATTAGTAGTAAGTGATCCTAGAAGTGCAGTAGCCGCAGGCATCACCAACCCGCTGAATATAGGTGTTACAACGTTTGGCAATAAGATAGAAGATCCAGACAATGGTGCGTTCTACGTAACTCTTAACCATGCTACGCAATCAGTTGCGCTTTACGAAAAAACACGTTATACAATCAGCGGCAACAGCAATCCCGGATACAATAAAACAGTTGAATGTATATCAACAACAGTGTCATCGATGACATTTAAATTTGTTGATGGCGATCCGGGCGTGTTCGGTACCGGTACTACTACTACAATTACATACATCGACGACATTGACTTATTGAGTCCAGGTAACACTAGTATGTGTTCCAATGACTACACACAGGTCAACGACCTAGGCTATGGATTAGTTGCCACTAACACTGGATTAGTTGAAGCAGTGTCTGTGTTTTCATACTATTGCTACACTGCCTACTATGCTAACAACGGCGGCCAGATTCGTTCATTAAACGGTTCTAACGCCAACGGTGAATACGGACTTGTATCATCGGGCAGCGATCCACTAGAAATTCCAGATCGATCTAGACTACGTAATAACATGATGCAAGTTGGTCGTGTTTACAAAACTGGCATTTACAGTTTAGACAACATTAAGGACGACTTAGAAATATACGTCTATAACTTAGACTATCCGCCATACAATGTGTCCGAACTTGAAGTTAATCACGGGGCTGGAATTATTGCTGAATTTGGTGCGGCGACATTGGTGGGCGGCACCGGATATACCAATGGTACATATTTAAATGTGCCACTAACTGGCGGCACTGGCAACGGAGCCAAAGCAAATATTGTGGTGGCGGGCAATCAAGTCACTGTAGTTAGTTTAACCGGTGGCGGCATACAATATACCGTAGGCGATTTACTAAGTGCTGGCGCTGAAATTGGTCCAGGTACTAACTTTAGTATTACCGTTGGAAGTATTACTGGTAATGGGTTTGGACGATACGAAGTTGCAACAGTAACCGATGTGTCGGCCAGTGTACCATTGACCATTACCAGTGCCGGCAGTGTATCAGGTATTGGTCCATACTCAGTGACATTTAATTTTGTTGACCCAGATTATGTGCCAAGAGTAGGAACATTTTACACTGTAGCGGGCAACAGCAATACGAATTATAACAAACGTGTACTTGCAACAGCCAGCACGTCTACCAGTGTAACTGTTGAATACAGCAGTGATCCGGGCACATACGGAACGGGCACAACAACTGTATGGGGTCAAGGAAATATTGTACGTATTAACCTAAGCACCGGCGGTAACAACGATACATCCACTACAGGTCTAGCAGTGGGCCTGTCACATGATCAGCCACTGACTATCAGATGTAATCAAAACTTCGAATTCTACGAGATCGATGATACTAATCCAGTACGTCCAAGTACTGCGTTGACCTTCGTAGACGATCCCAATGGTGCCGGTGAAGAGGCAGGCGTTTACCGTGTTCTAGCCTATGCCAACAAAGATCCGCTAAACAACAACTTGGCCAGCGATGCAAGTGTATTAAGTTTTGATACAACCTACGATTACATCAAGTTAGTAGCCGATCCTAACAATGTCACGGAAGTTGATCCAAGTAATCCTGGCAAGACTCTAGGTGCTACTATCGGAGACGTTGCTATTGCCATTGATAGGATCACTGAAAACTCAGTAATTGATCGATTAAATTCTGCTGATATGTTATTTGCATGGGATGGCAAGATGCATGCCGTTACAAGTTACATAGATCAAGGCGTTAGTGCAGGCTACGGTATTTTAAGATTTACGGACGTAACTGAAAAAAGTTTAGTAGGTACAATAGCAACAGGTCTTAATAGTTCAGTTTACGCTCCTACAAATTTAGACTTACTTGACTCTCCAACTATACGTATTGGTCTTGCTGCCGATGAATTTGCCGACATCGTGGTTCGTATTAGTACATGTCGTGTAACAGGGCATGATTTCTTAGACATCGGCACTGGCGGATATAACTCAACTAATTATCCAAGCAAGATTTACGGTCCTCCTAGAACCGCAACTCAAAGTCGTGAAGTTGAAGAACGTACTAGAGGTCGTGTATTCTATGTAACCACTGACCAAAACGGTATCTTCCGTGTAGGTCGATTCTTTACAGTTGACCAAGGCACTGGTCGTGTAACATTCTCAGCGTCAATTGCGTTAAGCAACTTAGACGGTATTGGTTTCAAACGAGGTGTTGCTATCAGTGAATTCTCTAATGATGAGAAGTTTACAGATGCTGCCACCGATGCTGTGCCAACAGAAAACGCCATCGAAGGATACGTAGACCTACGTTTAGGTTTATTCCGTAGTACAGATGAAGCAGTGGACGAAGCAGATGTAATTGGTCCAGGATTTTTAGATCGTGCAGGTATTTTAAGTCCAATAGCAAACCTGAACATAGGAGGATTTAAACTCCAAGCCGTAGGTGCGCCAGCGGCAGACACGGATGCAGTTAATAAGGCATATGTCGATAATCAACAACTTGCTGATACAAAAGTTAATGTAAGTGGCAAGGCTAACTTAGACTTCCTAATGTATAGCGGTGCCGAATGGATTGACGTTAATAACAGCACTGCGACTATTACCAATACCTCAACTACTATTGGCGGCGGCAGTGATTTAACTATCACTCGTGACGGTAACGTTATTACCTACAAGTTGCGTGGCGGTCTTGGGGCAAACAATCCTATCACTAACTTCCACATTAATGATAGTGCAGCCATTGCGCAGAGTAAGTTAGCGATGACTGCGGCCACGACTCGTGTAAATGCTACCAGCATTACACAAGCAGATAGAGGACTTGCTAGTTTTAAGAACACAGAATTTACTGCAACCAGTGGTTGGATTGAACTACAGACATCTACTAGTGCAACTACTGGTGTTACTCTAGGAAAACTACAACATATTACCACAGGATACTTGCTGGGTAATAGAATTGGGTCTAATGCAAGTCCAGCGGCAATTACATTTGGACAGGCAGTGATTGACGGTGACGGTGTGCAACATCAGAGTTTTATCGGCGGCACTTCTACTGCTGGATTAATGTTTGCCAATACTGCTAATCCAATTGCTACTCGTTACGATGTTAAGCCAGTTACCACCAACGGTGCCGCAACAAGTATTGTTCAAACAGATGCATCCGGCAAGATCAATGTCAAGGGTCTAATAATTGATAGTTTTTCAACAATTGAAGTGGTCGGCACTACCTTGTCTATAAAGACACCAGGCGGTGTTACAACATTTGAATCAGTAGGATCAACACCCGGAGCGACCACTGTTAATATCCGCGGTAATACCACGTTAACTGGAACATTAAGCGTCAGCAGTAACTTGAGTACCAGCGGCACTGGGTCAATCACTAGTGCAACTAGTGTCAGCGCAACTACCACAGTCGGCGGCACTGAAGGTAACTTCAGCACCCATGTTAAAACACCATTGATTAAAGCAGGTGCAGACAACGCGGCGCTTGGAAGTATTGAAGGCAACTGGAGCCTAACCAGCGGCAGCAAATTGATTGCTACCTATGCTGACTTAGCAGAATACTACGAAGGTGATCAAGACTACGAAGTAGGCACTGTTCTAATATTTGGCGGTGAACGTGAAGTAACAACTACACAGTTACATATGGATCGTCGTGTAGCAGGTGTTGTTTCAGCCTCTGCCGCTTACATTATGAATGATGCTTGCCCAGGAATTAAGGTCTGTGTAGCCCTACAAGGTCGTGTTCCAGTTAAAGTAGTAGGCATGGTTAAAAAGGGAGATATCCTGGTAGCAGCCGCTAAACCAGGACATGCTATTGTAAACAACGATCCAAGTGCAGGTACTATTATTGGTAAAGCACTAGCAGCCAAAACAGACGCTGCCCCGGGCGTTGTGGAAGTAGCAGTGGGCCGCTGTTAAGATAAATATCATTATGAACATTACACTAATTGACATAGGAAACATAGCAAACGACGGTACAGGGGATGATCTCCGTACCGCGTTTCAAAAGATCAATGACAATCTTGTTGAACTTGAAACCAGTATCGACGCCAGTACTATAGCATCAAATATAGGTGGCGGCGTAGCACTATTCAAACAAAAAACCGTAAACACTCTAGAGTTTAAAACGCTTGCTGTCAATGACAAGTTAGCCATTACCTTAGACGGCGACAAAGTAGTAATCAGTACAAACTTTGTAGGCAAAGACATTAATGTGGGCAGTTTAACAGCCACAGGTAGTATAGCAGGCAATATAATTACCGCATCTATGTTTAATGGTGCAGTTAACGGCAACTTAATGGGCAGGGTTTATCCGTTAAGTCCGGATTATATTATTGGCGCTGGCAATATTGTTGGAGTACAACCGAATCCTGGTGTTGCCAATTACAGGCCTGCACGGGTAGACGGTATCTCTGTCAGGGACTTGAACAGTACGATAAATACTTTTGACTTTGGCACATTGGATAATACCTATACTAGTTCGTTCACATACGCATTAGCACAGATTGGTCTAGATTGCGGCACTATAATATCACCTACTGATCTGTCAGTAGATGCAGGAATACTTTAAAAGTTGGAGAAAATCTAAATGGCTTTACAGATTAGAAGAGGAACGGACGCACAAAGACTACTATACACACCAGCAATTGGTGAACTAGTCTTTGTAACTGACTACCTAACAGCAGGCGTCGATCCTATATACGTAGGGGACGGTGTAACTTTGGGTGGTGTTGCTGTAGGACAGAATGCTGTACTTTCAGGCAACATGGAAGGTGATGTTATTCTTAACGGTAATGATATCACGGGAACTGGTAATTTAACTTTTACTGGCAACATAAACAATGTAGGTACTACTACAACTAAGAAATTAACAATTACAGGGGACGGCGGAATTGCTATTGTATCCACTGGATCAATTACTAATACAGGTAATGTTAATGTCAGTGGTAATATTATCAGTTCAGGAACTATACAAGCAGTTACAGTAGAGTCAGATCTAGTTGGATCTGTTCTTAGCAGTGACAGTACAGCAGTATTGGTAAATGCCACAACAAATAACTTTAGCGGATCAGAATTAACATTGTCCACAGTGGCCTCTAGTATTACACTTAGTGGCAGCGGACTAGTACACAATCGGGCCGACGTATTTGAGAATTATACTCTTGGTACAGAAGACAATCCAATGTCTATTACTCAATATACGCAACTACCAAACGTGCAGTATGGTAGAATCACCCTAGACTCAAATGGTACTCTTACAACTCCGGGTATATCAAACTATATTACCTACAGGGGTACATTGGCAGATCCGGAAACTATACTAGAAAATGATAGACTTGGAGGATTGTTCTTTCAAAGTTTTACACCTAGCGGACCGGGTCTCGCCGGTGGTGTCGGTTTCATTGCAGAAAGTCAAGCAGGCAGTGTGTCTGGTGCAGTAAGGTCAACATTTATTGTTGCCACAGGAAGTCCAACTACTACCGCTGCATTGATAGGTAACACAATCTTATCAGATACTAATGATATCTTAAAATATACTTCGCGTGGCGAATTAAAAATTACAGCACTCAACTTGCGTTCTATTGGCAACGCAGAAAGAACTGCATTAACTCCATTTATAAATGACGGCACAATCATTCATAACTACCAAGCAACAGATAATCTCGGTAACCCGTTAAGTAATCCACCTGGCAGACTGCAAGTTTTGATACAAGACAACTGGTATAATATTGCACTGTCGGGCGCTTCCAACATATAATCCAAATTCAGTCTACGGTTCTGTACGATAAATACATCGAGGAACCGTAGAAATGCTAAATGTTTGGACACTAAAAAGCGGAAGTAGTTTGGGCGAACTCCAAGAAAGAGTCAGTCTAGAGCAAAGACTTCCAACATATCCCCTAGTAGGCGCTTTAGCCGGGGTCACATTTAGTGTGATTTCTGGCAAGTTGCCCGACGGGCTTCGTATTATTGGTAACAGTATCAAAGGAACTCCGTTTGAAGTTAATGTTCGAACCGAGTTTAGATTTGTTATTAGAGCAACACTCAACGACGAAATAAGTGATAGAACTTTCTACATGTATGTAGAAGGACCAGATGAGCCAGTGTGGGTAACTCCCGGTGGTGACCTATCCATAAATCCAAACGGTCAAGCATTTGTATTAGACAACACTTATATTGAATTTAATCTCACTGCCATTGATCAAGATATCAAAGCCGGGGATACTTTAGATTTTTTCATACAAGACGGTGATGGTCAACTACCGCCAGGACTAACTCTATCAGCATCTGGATTAATTACCGGAAAGATTGACCCAATTCTTGCATTGGATATTAGTGCCGGTAATGGATATTTTGACACAAACTTATTTGATAGCAATCCTTTTGACTTTGGTGTAACTCCAAGGGCTGGATTAGATACGTTTTTGTATGATAGTGTAGTTTTTGATTTCATTGACTTAGTCAAGGCTCCTAGAAAATTAAATCGCAGATACGAGTTTTTTGTAAGTATCACAGACGGCATCAGTGTTATTAGACGAAAGTTCAGTATCTATGTTGTAGGGGACGATTTCTTACGTGCCGACAATACCATATTACAAGTAGGCGACGGAACATTTACTGCTGATGCAACATACCTAAGAGGTGCATTCTGGCTCAGCGGAAGTAATTTAGGAATTAAAAGAGCCAATAATTATATTACTATCTTGCTGGAAGCATTTGATGCCAATCCAGCACTAAGCCCGTTAGTCTACGAACTAGACGACTTTAATCCAGATGGCACTCCTAGTCTACTACCTGAAGGATTATTTTTAGATTCCAACAACGGAGAAATATTTGGATTTGTTCCTTATCAGCCAGCCATTACTAGAGATTATAAGTTTACAATCAATGCTATCAAGTACGATGCAACTGGGTATACAGAATCAGAAGTGGCAGTTGTTGTAGGAGTAAATGCCCCCTACGGTCAAAACTTCTTGCAGATAAATCCATTGACAGATCAAGATGTTACACGAATACTCAACGAGTATTTAAGAATTGGGTCTTATCAATATAAAGTGCTGTCCTACACTAGTCAAACAGTCGTTGGTGGACAGTATGCATTGTTAAGATTAGACATACCGTTAAAGATCGACGTACCGGCTCGCGATGGCGCGGGAAACCCAACTGTTTTCACTAAACGATTTATCGAAAGTACTTTGATTTATAATACAAATATTGCTCCTAAAACTTTTGATATTAAAATTTTAGGGGAAGTAGACAGTGTTATTAAGTTTATCACTGACAGTGACCTTGGCAGCATACGTGCTAATTTTACAAGTACGTTGTCTGTGATTGCAGAAACCAGCGTACCAAGAGCAGTATTATCATATCAGTTGTTAACAACAAATAGCGATGGCACAGCAAGTAAGTTGCCGCCTGGGTTGACTCTAAATGCTAGGGGAGAAATTATTGGCAGTGTGCCGCAATTCTCTATCGATGGTGCTCCGGGCTTAACATTGTTCGACAGTGCAAGCAGAGCATGGGCAGTTGGCAATGTATTCGAATTGGGTGATGTTATTAATTATATCGGTAGACGTTTTATCTGCAAACAAAATCACACATCTTCTAACAGTAACAAGCCGGACATTGGTGTTAGTACATGGGAAGAAATATTTGCCGCTACTACGTTTGACGGCTCCACACAAACCTATGATCGTAGTTATAGATTTTCAGTGCTTGCATCAGATCAATTTAATTACAGCGCAATAGTAGGAGAATTTAGATTATCCATTGATGAAAGCACAGATAGATTATATAGTAATATCTATGCAAGGCCCTATCAGAAAATTGACAACAGAAATTACTTTGGCAACTTTATCAACGACTCTAGCATCTTCACACCTGAACGTATCTACAGACTAAACGATCCAAAATTTGGAGTACAAACTGACTTACGTCTATTAGTATATGCTGGCATTGAAACAAGAAGTATTGAAGAGTATGTTCCGTTCTTAAATAGAAATATTAAACGTAAGCGTTTTAAGATGGGCGAGGTTGGTAGAGCCGTTGCCAAGGAGCAAGGATCTAACGACATTTTGTACGAAGTAATTTACATTCAAGTGTTAGATGAATATGAAGTAGGTAAAAAATCTGCTTCATTAAAAATTAAACTTCCCGTAAAAAACAATTCTGTAACACTGGTAAACCAAGCAAGGAACAGTGCCGCACAGGGCGACCTATCCACAGCAGAGAATCAAGCAAAATTACTTGAAGATCAACCTGATCGTTTTAGACCTGTAAAGGATCCGTATACCGCAGATAACACCGCAGTATATGCCAGCGGACAAGATCAAGAATACGCATATCCAAGTAGTCTAATTAACATTAGAACAAATTTGCGTAATCTTAGTATTGCCAGAGAGG